GCTGACCTGCGATGTGTGGGAGCATGCCTATTACATCGATTACCGGAACAAGCGCCCCGATTATGTCGGCGCCTTCTGGAATCTGGTGAACTGGGACTTCGCCGCGAAGAATTTCGGCTAAGCTTCACCCGGACAAACCGCGAAACGGGGGCCGAAAGGCTCCCGTTTTTGTTTGTGGGGAAGGCGTTCTTCAGGCGCCGCCACCCCTCACCCCGCAAGCGGGGCGAGTGAGGGGAAGGACCGGATATTGCAGAGAGCACGGAAGACCTCGGAATAACCCGGAAGACTCCGGAAGGCGCTGATTATCATGGGCTTCGTCACCTGTCATTCTGCCGGGCGCCCTTCAGCGTGGATTTTGCAGAGGCGCCTGACATAAGAAGTTTCCGCGCGGGATTTTGCAGATCGTCGGTTCCAACCGTAACGCCCACTTAAGTCGCTCTTAAGAGACGTTGAAAAAATCAATCGTATCGGAAAGGCCCCAGCTACCGTCGCTGTCAGCCCAGGCAATGAAAATTGACATGGGTATGCGTACATTCCTACGTACCACAATGATGTGCATTAATTCATAAGTTAGGATATTCAACAATCCTGCCCAGGAGACCAACCTCAAGCCCGCTGTTTACCACTTGTCGCGGCCGAGGGTGGCGCTAGTAGCAGCTTTTTGTGCTGGCCTACCGCCAGCTTCACCATAGCGAATTGTTCGTCTGGGTCGCTGGTCGCGGCAACAATATCCGCGTGAACTTCTGCATACTTACGCCCCAGTTCCGCGGGAACCGGAGGGATGCGTAACTCCTTATAAAGCTTCATAAATCCGTCTACGATGCGGGCCATCAGCTCGGTATTGAAATCGCCTCTTGCCTGTGGCTGTGGAGCGGCGCTTTGGCCAGTGATCAGCCAATTCAAATCCACCTGGGTGAAGCCCGAGATTTTCCGCAAAGCCGTCAGGCCGGGCGCACGCTCTCCGGCCAAATAGTTATGCAAGGTTCTCTCGGGAATATCCGCGCCGCGCGCTACTGCACGCGGTCCACCGGCGTGATCGACCGTTTCTTTGAATCGCTCAAGGAAAGCGTCGTCTATTTCGGGCTTCATCATCCTAACTCCGAAATTCAACGACTGCGCTATTGCGCATTTCGAAGTTGGAGAATTCGGAACAAAAACAAGATGTTGTGCCGAGTTCTGGCCTTTCAGCCCAAAATGTAAGCGCGAAAGCGCACTTTCCTGTTGCGATGACTGCGCAATTGCGCATACTCTCACCTTCGTAACAACGAACACACCGACGAACGGATTAACGAACGTCAAAACCTTCACCCCAAAAAAAGCCGGCCCGCCAGCCGGCCCAATCAGGAGCATCAATGCCACGTTTACCAAAACGCACTTGGACTCGGGAAGGTATCAAAGCTGAAATCCGCGATCGCGGCATCACGCTTGAAGCCCTCTCAAAATCCTGGGGCTACAGCCCCAAGGCCGTCACCCATGCCTTGTCTCGGCCTTGGCCTGCCATAGAAGCCCGTATCGCCGAATTCCTTGACATTCCCGCGACCGAACTTTGGCCGGAACGATACCGCGCTGACGGATCGCCTGCCGGCGCGGCTGGCAACTATCCCGCCCGCCGCGCTGAGACTCGGGCAGCCGCCTGATCCGCTCTGAATTGACGCAAGCCTAGTCCCTCGCGCTCTCCCCGGACAGTCAAAACGACAAGGTTATTTGAACATGGCATCCAAGATCGTCTCCATTCCCCTGGCGCAAATCTCTATTGAAGGGCGCTTGCGTTCCGTTGACCCGGATTGGGCCGCGGGCTTAGCCCTCTCCATTGAGCAGGTCGGCTTACATACACCGGTCTTGGTGGCCAAGGCCGGCGATGGCTATCGCCTCGTCGCGGGTGCGCACCGCTTCGAGGCCGTCAAGTCCCTTGGTTGGGAAAAAATCGATGCATCTATCGTTGACGGCAATCAACTGGAATTGCGCCTCCAGGAAATTGACGAAAACCTGTTCCGTCGCGAGTTGAACGCACTCGACCGGGCAACCTTTCTCGCGGAGCGCCACTCGATCTATGAGGAACTGCACCCGGAGACAAAGAAGGGGGCGGCCGGTGCTGCTGTCCGTTGGCATGCGAGCGAAAAGTTTTCGTTTGCATCCGACACGGCGGAAAAGCTCGGCCTGTCCGAGCGTTCCATTCAGCTTTCAATTGCGCGTTACCGCAATATCAATGCCGATGTGCGGCAGCAAATCAACGGCACCTGGATCGCGAACAAGGGCAATGAGCTGGACGCACTCGCCCGTCTGTCGCCAGCCGAACAGAAAAAGGCGGTCAAACTGGTTCTTCGAGAGAAAGACCCGCTGCCCTCCATCGCCGCCGCCGCTCGTAAAATCAAGGGCACCCTCGACCCCGTCAATTCGGATGAAGACAAGGCGCTGCAAAAGCTGATGGCGCTCTGGCGTGACGCCACGGCTGCCATACGCGGCAACTTTGTTGCATGGCTCGACGAACAAGGCGAGTTGGGCGGACGGAAAAAGAAAGCCGCGTGAGGTAGCTATGGCTGCGAACCATTCGCCCGACAACTCCGCCGCCACTGAAGAAAAGCCAGTTCCAGAAGGAAAGCTAGTCGCGGTTCGCGAGGCCATCGCCGCTGTTTTCTATGGCTCGGTGAATGAGATTTCGCTCGCTGCCATTCGCGCCGCCAGCGCTTGGGATGTCGCCAACCGCGCACCAGAAGGTCATCAATAATGGCACGCATAAAAGGCGATAGCCGGACAGCCGATCTCCTGAGCTGGTTGCCACCGGAGCCTGTTCAATCGTTTGACACCGAGACGGTACGAGCAGCATCCCTTCACGGGGCGTTGTGCCGGGCGCTCAAAGAGGCGCTTAAGAGCTGCGACAAGACCCGCGAGCAGATCGCCGAGGAAATGTCTGAATATCTTGGCGAAGATGTCAGCAAGAACATGCTCGACGCTTACGCTTCGGAGGCTCGCGACGAGCACATTATCAATGTCATTCGGTTTATCGCGCTGATCAGCGCGACCCGTGATCAGCGGCTATTGAATTGGATTGCCGAAATGTTCGGGTGGGCGGTGATTGATCAGCGGTATTTGCCAGCGATCAACGTCGCGTTGCTTGCCGATAAGAAAGAGGAAATTGAGCGGCAGCTTCAGGTTGCGCAGCGAAACCTGAAGAACGGGAGCGCCGGGCTATGAAGCAATGGTTCACGCCCGCTGATCTCGCAGCCCTGGCATTGCCCGGCATGCCGACCACAGCACGCGCAGTGCAGTTGATGGCGCAGCGTGAGAATTGGAAGCGACCTGACTGGCAATGGCCAACCAATGAGCAAGGCCGCTGGCGGCGCCGCGAAGCGCGCGGCGGTGGTGTCGAGTATCACTATTCGCTGTTGCCGACCCGTGCGCGGGCCAAGGTGGTTTCTATGCATGTGACGCCGGCCGGTGATGAGCGCGCCGAGGCAAAAGCCGACCTGTCACACCGTGAAATGTGGACATTCTTCGATGCACTCCCCGATAAGAAGAAGGAAAAGGCACGCGAGAAACTTGCCGCACTGGATGAGATCAACGCGCTGATCGTTTCCGGCATGCACAAGGACATCGCGTGCCAAATGGTGGCCACACAACGCGATATCGCGGTTCGCACCGTCTACAATTGGCGCGGTCTTGTGGCCGGAAAAGACCGGGCCGATTGGTTGCCGTATCTCGCACCGCGTCATGTCGGCACGATGACCGAGGCGCACTGCGATGCGGAGGCCTGGGAGTATCTAAAGGGCGACTATCTGCGCCTGGAGCGACCGAACTTTTCGGATTGCTATCGCCGACTAACTCGGATTGCCCAGGGCAACGGTTGGAGCATCCCGAGCGACGATGCCCTGTTGCGCCGGATACAGGCGCTGCCGACCCCACTGCTGGTCCTGGCGCGAGATGGCGTCGATGCGCTTAAACGCATGTTCCCGGCACAGGAGCGCGACCGCTCGGTATTTCATGCACTCGAAGCCGTCAACGCTGACGGTCACAAGTGGGACGTTTGGGTCCGCTGGCCTGATGGTGACATCGGCCGCCCTGTCATGGTCGGCTTTCAGGACCTGTACTCAGGCATGATCTTGTCCTGGCGCATCGACCGGACGGAAAACAAAGAGACGGTACGCCTTGCCCTCGGCGATTTGATCGAGACTTACGGCATCCCTGATCATTGCTGGCTGGATAACGGCCGAAACTTTGCGAGCAAATGGCTGACCGGAGGTATCCCCAACCGCTACCGCTTCAAAGTCCGTGATGAAGAACCGGCCGGTATCCTCACCACTGTAGGAACCGAGGTTCACTGGACCACGCCATATAGCGGCCAGTCCAAGCCAATCGAACGAGCATGGCGCGATATGGCGCAGAGCATCGCCAAGGACCCGCGCTTTGCCGGCGCTTGGACCGGCAATACAGTGGCCGACAAACCTGAAAACTACGGCAGCAAGGCTGTTGATCTCGATACCTTCATTCAGGTGGTGAGCGAAGGGATTGCGGAACACAACGCCCGCCTGGGCCGTACGTCCCGCATCGCCGCCGGCCGTTCATTGCGTGACGTGTTTACGGCCTCCTACGAGGTAAGCCCGATCCGCAAAGCGACACCGGAGCAACGCCGCCTTTGGCTGTTGGCTGCCGAAGGCGTCCGGTCCGATACCGTCAACGGTTCCATGCGGATCGAAGGCAACCGGTATTGGGCGGAATTCCTGCATGCCTTTCGCGGCCAAAAGCTGGTGGCGCGGTTCGATCCGCAAAGCCTTCATGACGGCATCCACATCTATCGTCTCGATGGTGCTTATGTCGGCTATGCCGACTGCATCGAGGCAGCCGGCTTCAACGATGTGAACGCGGCCCGCTCCCATGCTCAGACGCGCCGCGCTTGGATGCGCGCCCAGGCAGAGATGCTGAAGGCGGAGCGCAAGCTATCGATTGAGGAAGTGGCGGCCATGATGCCGACCACGGAGGAACCTGCACCGCTGCCTGAGACAAAACTCGTGCGGCCGGTCTTCGGAAATCTCGCAATCAAGCCGGAAACGGCAATCGACGCCGAGCGGGACCAAGAAGAGGTGCTGATCAATTTTGGCCGGGGATTGGCCCTGGTTAAAAACAACGCCGACCTCTGACGCAAACAGAGGCCGGCGCAAATGCAACCATCAACAGGAGCAGACTATATGAACGCGATTACTGCTGACAAGGGCACTTTCAGCGATGAACACCAGAACGCCTTGCGCGAAGAAGTGCGGGCCATCATGGAACACGAAGGAATGTCCCAGGCCGATGTTTCCAAAGCATCAGGGGTCAAATATGGCACCTTCACCGGGTGGCTTAGTGGCACCTACGCAGGACGAAATGAGAACATCGCTGCGGAGGTCCAAATCTGGCTTGAGGCCCGCAAAGAGCAACAGCGCACTTTAACTAAGCTACCACCGCCGCCGGGCTTCCAAGCTACGCCGACAGCTAAACACATCATCAATGTACTGAGCTTCGCCCAGGCGTCTCCTGATTTCACGGTAGTTGCGGGAGGCCCTGGTGTCGGCAAGACGACAGCACTCAAGCGCTATCAGGAAACCAACCCGAACGTTTGGATGATCACCATGTCGCCGACTAGTTCGTCACCGCATGCATTGCTGACGGAGCTGTGCGAGGAGATGCGGATTGCAGAACGGCAATCAATGAAGTTGATGCGGGCTATCGGCCGTAAGATTGCTGGATCGAATGGCCTCATCATCGTGGATGAAGCGCAGCACTTGCTGCCGAAGGCGGTAGATCAGCTTCGGTCGATTTACGACCTGGGCGGCGTCGGCGTCGTCTTGGCTGGCAATGAAACGGTTTACAGCCGGTTAGAAGGCGAAGGGCGGAAGGCCGCTTATGCGCAGATGTATAGCCGGATCGGCATGCGGATTACCCGGCCTAAGCCGCACGCGCAGGACATCTGCACACTGATAAAGGCCTGGGGTATTGACGATAAAGACCAAGCCGAATTGCTGAAGGTCATTGCCCGCAAGCCCGGCGCTTTGCGCGGATTGACGAAGACCTTAACGCTTGCTGCCATGCTCGCCGCCGGTGATGGCGTGCCGCGTGGTGTGAAGCACATCAAACAGGCATGGTCGCAGCTCTCCAGCCAAGACGTTGTGTCGTAAGGGAGGCGCGCATGTTGTCAAACGAAATTCGTAATATCGCAGCCGCTCTTTCCGCTCTGCCTCTTGATAGTACCGACGGGCCCGATTTGGCGCGGCGGCTCGATGCTATCGCGGCCGGCGTCGAGAGCTTGGAAGCGATCACCATCCCGACTTATGCGCGCGTTATCCCGGCTGATTGCCGGGATAACGTTCTCGCCTTCCGAAGGGCGGGTGCCATATGACCAACCAACCCTACAAAGTGGGTGATGTCATCGACGTCGATTTCCGGGGCCGCGCGGTCAAAGCGGAGGTGGTGACCTATCGGACCGCCAGCCGCCGGCAGATATTGACCGTGCGTACCGAGAACGACGGGCTGTTGACCCTCGCAATCGAGTTGCCGGTGACGGAAGGCGTAGCATCGATTTCTGTCCCTCCTGCCGATATCGCCGCTGCGCGTGTCATTGCGCTATCGATACTCGCTCGCCACGAAACTCGGATGCCGGTCGCGGCAGAGGCCAATCTGTTGGCCTCTGCCGTGATCGCTCTGACCGGCGGTGCTGCATGACCAGATCACGGCTTTCCATCGAGTACATTCAGCAGCAGGTCGCCGAATCCTACGGCCTCGATGTCCGCCTACTGATCTCGCCGCGTCGCGCCCGTAAGATAACCCGGCCCCGTCAGGTGGCAATATGGCTCTGCGCAAAACTCTTACCCGGCCGCTCGCTGCCCGAGATCGGCCGGGCCTTCGGTAATCGTGATCACACCACCATCATGCACGCTATTCGGCGGATCGATACTCTATCGGATCACGATGCCGCGTTTTTCGAGACACTGGTGATCATCCGTGACCGACTCACGGAAGCGACAGGGGTACAGCCCGCGCGGCCGGTGTCGATCGTGGCACAGGCCCGCGAATTGGCACGGATCTTTGCCAAGGCGGCTTACGCCTTGGCGGAGGCCGATCCCGAGCTAGCAGCTCGCACGTTTCGACATCTCTCGGCGAGCTTTCAGCCAGTTCAGCAGCACGGCGGCCGGAGATGATGCGCGCTCTTCTCACCTGGCTGTTCGGTCGCCGCCGCAAGTCCGATCCACTCCCGCATTTTGGCCGCCTGCTGATTGGCGGCTCCATCACCTCGACAAAAGGAAAACTACGATGACCACCGACACCGCAGCCACCGTGGCCAATCTCCCCGACACCACCAACTTTATGATCGACGCCAAAGGCCGCCACGTCCCGGTCCATCTCGTCAGCGATCTCGAAAAGCTCCAAGACCAACTTGTCACCAATGTCATGAATTTTGCCATCTCTTTATCTGCACAGATTGCCCGCTTCAAAACCCATACCTTCGATGACGTCGATACCTACATGTCACTGTCAGCAGAGAAGTACGGCGCGAAGCGACGTGGACAGAAAGGCAACATGAAATTTCAGAGCTACAACGGTTGCATGCGCTTAATCGTCGCCGTGCAAGATCATCTCGATTTCGGACCGGAGCTTCAAACGGCGAAGGCGCTGGTTGATGAATGCATTTCAGAATGGGCATCTGAAGCTAGCGATAAAATCAAAAAGCTGGTTAGCCACGCCTTCGATGTCGATAAGGCTGGCCGGATCAATCGCGAGGCGCTGTTCTCCTTGCGACGCTTGCAGATAGACGATCCGCGTTGGAAGAGCGCGATGGAAGCCATCGCCGACAGCATGCGGATAGCCGGGTCAAAGACCTACATTCGGCTCTATCAACGCGCCACTGCGACCGATGATTGGTTGCTTGTGCCCATCGATCTAGCCGCCGTGTGAGAGGTGGTGCCATGACGCCCGACCAGATTGCCGAACGGCTGGCCTGCGACTACTGCGCTTATAACGATTTGCATCATTGGCGCAGCATCGTCACGCCGTCCGCTCGGCAATCCTGGGAGAAGTCGGCGCGTCAGGCCATGGAACGGATCAAAGAGGCAGCGGCGCTGCTTTCGGGTGAAAAGGTTGGACGGGCCGCGCTTATTCGGTTGATGCGGGAACGCGCAGACGATCTCGCTAAAGAGGTGACCGGCATCGAAATCAACAAGCGGCCGACAGAATGGCCGGCCTATCTGGAAAGCCTATCTCCCTATGGCTTCGTCACCGGAGAAAGCGAGCGCTCCTATATCGCTCGCCGTCTCCAGGACAAGACTAAGGATAATCGCCGGTACATCACGAAGTTGGACCGCATCTTGACCCATGCCGCCGACCAGCCGGCGCCCGCTCCGAACAACCTGGATCAGAGGGCAGCATGACGGAACCACGCCTAAGGATGCTCCAGGGCTGCCGCGACCAAAGCCAAAATCGCGCTGAGTGAACTCAATATGAAGAGAATGTCCCAGAACTCACGCCACTTCACGTCGATCTCCCATCTTCCCGAAGGGCAGGAATATATCCTGATATACAGGAAAATAAACCGAAATATTGGAGGTAACATGACCGAATCACGCGTTATCGCCGCGCTCGATCTCGCCTGCATGTTGCAGGTGCTGAGCACCCGTCATCCGGCCTTGGCCGTTGATGATCGGATCAAGCTTCGGCGTTACACGGTGCGCGGGATGGCCGCGCTCAATGGCAGCCGGCTGCCCGCTGGTGAGGCAATCGACCTGTCTATCGGCCTTGCGGCCTTCGATGCGATCTGTTCGGCCCTGATCAGCCTCGGCATTAGCAACGCTGAGCTGGCCGCGCATTTCAATCGCGGTGCGGTTAATCGCATCAATCCGGCGAGCGCGTCATGAGCACTGATCCGACACGGAATGCCGAGATCGCGAAAATCAAGATCGGGCAGCAGAAGCTTGGCCTTGATGACAGCACCTACCGGGCGATGCTGGGACAGGTGACCGGCCACCAGTCGGCCGCCCTTCTCACCGCCTCACAGCGTCGCGCTGTGCTGGACCATATGACCGGCCTCGGAGCTTTTAAGGGACAGGCAAAAATGGCCGCACACCCCATTGCGCGAAAGGTCTTTGCGCTGTGGGCCGAGTTGCATCGGGCTGGCAAGGTGGGTGATCCGTCGCGCGAAGCACTGCGGGCCTTTGTCCGCCGGCGGACGATCACCAAAAAACATCCGGCCGGCGTGGGCGATCCTGAGTGGCTGACCGCCAGCGAAGCAAACCGGGTCATTGAAGCCCTAAAGGCATGGTTAGAGAGGGACGGCAATGGAAAGCTTGCGTGAGCGCTACGGCTATTTGCCGCGCGGACTCGTGATCGTCAACGAAACGGTGGGCGAAGATGCGATGCTGCGTCTTGCCGCCAAGTTGGGCGGGCTGCGGGTTCGTTGCGCGCGGGCCTGGGGTGCCGATAATGAGATTGCCCAGCTATTCGGTCAGGAGATCGCCGAGGCAATCCGGCACGCATTGTTCGCGGCCGGTATCGACCGCTGGGACGTTCCCATGATGGGCCATAGCTTGACGCGCGCCCGCCGCGCCCGCATCTTTGCGCTTCGGCAAGAAGGGAAGACCGCTAACGAGATTGCCCTATTGCTTGGCATCACGCAGCGAACTGTCTTCTATCGGCAAGACGGACCCGAGGCCGATCCCCGACAGATCGATTTGGAGAGTTTGCTTAAGCCGACTGGCTGAAACGTCTCACACCCCTTTACGGCGCTCTCTCTGTTTCACTTAAACCGTCCCATAGGGGCGGTTTTTTCTTTGGCGAAACGAGAGGCCCATAGATGGCAAACACGCTTCCGCGCGGCATTCGGAACAACAACCCTGGCAACTTGCGCCGGAGCGGCGATAAGTGGCAGGGCTTAGCGCCGCAACAGACCGACCGGGAATTCTTCGTTTACATCGACGCCGTTTATGGCATCCGTGCTTTAGCGCGTACCCTGATCACCTATCAGGACAAATACGGCCTTAACACCGTCAACGGCATAATCTCTCGGTGGGCACCCAACACCGAGAATGACACGGGCGCCTATATCGACGCCGTTGCCGAGGTCAGTTTCTCTCCGGCCGCGCCCCTGGACCTGCACAGGTATGATCATCTGAAGCCCCTTCTTCTGGGCATCATCCGGCACGAAAACGGTGTGCAACCCTACACGGCGGCGCAGGTCGACAAGGCTTTGGCGCTGGCCGGTGTTGAGCCGCCGCGCAAGCCGCTTGCGCTAACGGGGACGGTAAGGGGCGGCACGGCCTCGGCCCTCGGCATTGCGGGGACAGGTGTCAGCGAGACGTTGCAGGATGCAGCAGCGCAGATGAGCCAACTGACTCCGTATCTCGAAACCGCCAAGTGGGCGTTCCTTGCCCTCACATTGGCCGGTGTCGGCTACATGCTGTATCGCAGGTGGGACGATTATCGCCGGTTGGCGCGATAGCCATGGGCGCCGCGATCTGGCTGGTCGTTCGGCCATATGCGCTTAAGGCGCTGGCCGTAGTCGCGGCCATCGTCACGGTTCTCGCAATCCTGGCCCGCGCAAAGAACGCGGGCCGGATGGCAGAGCGCGTCGAGATAGCGCAGCAGGCCAGCCGGATCGAAAGGGAGATGGCCAAGGCCGGGGCAAAGAGAACGACCCAGGCCGAAATGCTAAAGCGCCTTGACGAGGGGACGTACTAATGAACCGCCTTCTACTTACGGCGGCACTGCTGGTCGCCGGGTGCGAGATACCGCGCAATATTCCGACTTGCCCGACCATCGTCGAATACAGCCTCGATTTTCAGGCACAGGCTCGGGCACAGATCGCGGCAACGATACCGGAGGGATCGCCGGTCGGTGTAATGCTTCAAGACGGTATGCACCTACGCGATCAGGTTCGCTCTTGCGAACGCGAGAGGGGCAAACATGCACTTTGAAACTCAGTTGGTCGCCTGGGCCTTCGGTTTGCTGACGGCCTTCATCATCGCTGTGTTCGGTCTGCTCAAGTGGTTCTTCTCCCGCTACATCAGTGGCGTGGATGCACAAATCGCGGCTCTCGAAACTCGTCTCTCCGCAGCCACCAAGGAGGGCAAAGAGGCAATTGAAAAGGAGGCCAATCAACGTCGCGAGCTTGAGCGTGAGTTTCGCGGTTTTCTGGCGTTGCTCCCCCAGCAATACGTTGCGCGCGAAGACTGGATACTTATGGCCTCTAAATTCGACAGCAAAATGGATGGCCTCGCCAACATGCTGACCAATGCGGTCAAAGAGCTTTTAATACGGGGACCCAAATGAATGTGATTGATATGGATCGTGCGAAGCGGGAGACAGCCCGCTGGCGCATCCTTTGCACGCTCAACGCCGGCCGGCCCATTGGCGTATCGGAAATGATTATCTTTCGTGCGCTCTCGGATGCGGAACTGCATCTGTCTCCGCATGAAGTCCGGGAGGAACTCGACTATCTCGAAAAGAAGGGCCTTGCTCAGACGAAGCGGAGCGGCGGCAATTGGTCAGCGGAACTGACTGCCAAAGGCATCGACATTGTTGAATACACGGCCGAGTGCCCGGCGGGCATCTCGCGTCCCGAAAAGTATTGGTGACGACATGCCGCCGCGCTCAAAGATCCTGCTGCTACCGGCCGAGGTACGCCAGGAGCTAGACCAGCGATTGATCGCGGGCGGCTTCAGCGGCTTTGTCGAGTTGTCGGAGTGGTTGTCGAGCAAAGGCTATGAGGTCGGCAAGAGCGCGATCCATGCTTACGGCCAATCGTTCCAAGATAAGGTCGATAAGATCAAGCTCGCGACAGAACAGGCGAAAGCGATTGTCGAAGGCAGCAGCGATGACGGCGCCGCCATGAACGAGGCGCTAATGCGATTGGTGCAAGAGCGGCTGTTCTCGATCCTTGTCGAGGCGAATATTGATCCGAAGACGATCAACATTTCCTCCATCACAAAATCCGTTGCCGAGCTTGGCCGCACCGTCATCAAGCAGAAGGAGTTCCGCCAGAAATACGATGCGGAGCTTGCGAGCCGTACCAGAGCGGCGGGCGACAAGGTTGCAGCCATCGCGCGGGAAAATGGTCTGTCTTCCAAGGCGGTAGCGCAGTTGCGACGCGAAGTGTTGGGCATCCGTCCGAAACCGGCCAAAGGTGGCGTGGCAGATGCCTGACAGTATCGACGATATTTTAGTATCGGCCGATCTTCCCGAAGGCCATGATCCGCTCGCCGATGGCATTCTGATGTTGCATCAGAAAGAGTGGTTGGAGGACACGTCTTCCCTGAAGCTCGCCGAGAAGGGCCGACGTACCGGCATCACCTATGCCGAGGCGCTTGACGATACATTGACGGCAGCGGCGGCACGCACAGCCGGCGGCGACAATGTGATTTATATCGGCGATACAAAAGAAAAGGGCATCGAGTTCATCCGCTACGTGGCCCACTTCGCCCGGATTGTGGCGAAGGAGTTTTGCGAGGTCGAAGAGTTCCTTTTCGAAGACAAGCGCTCGGATGGCAACAGTAAGCACATCAATGCCTATCGCGTCCGTTTCGCGAGCGGCTTCCAAGTGGTGGCGCTGTCGTCCAGGCCGGAAAACATTCGTGGCCTGCAAGGCGTCGTGGTGATCGATGAGGCTGCCTTTCATAAGGATGTCGGCCATGTCATTGAAGCCGTCAACGCTCTGCTAATTTGGGGCGGCAAGGTTCGGATCATCTCATCGCACAATGGCGAGGATAATCCGTTCAACCAGTTGATCAAGGATACCCGCGCCGGGCTGTACGATTACAGCATCCATCACATTCCGTTTAGCCTCGCCGTCGACAACGGCCTTTACGGGCGGGTGTGCCTGATCCGTGGCGAGGAACCGACCGAGCCGGGCAAGACGGAATGGTTGAGCCGCATCCGCCGGTCTTACGGTCCGCGCCATGAAGCGCGCGACGAAGAGCTAGAAGCGATCCCGCGCAAGAGTTCGGGTGTCTACTTCCCGCGCAATCTGGTGCAGAAAAGCCAGGATGACACGATCCCGACTATCTCTTTCAGCAAGCCGGCCGACTGGTATCTTGATGACCAGCGGTTGCGGCAGGCGGAGGAATGGTTTCTCGAACATCTTAAGCCGGTGTTGGATCGATTGGACCCCAAGCGCCGCAGCGTGTTCGGTCAGGACTTCGGCCGGGACGGTGATTTGTCAGTCATCGTGCCGGCACAGGAGATCGGCGCTGGCCGGTGGCGGGCGGCGTTCAACCTCGAACTGCGTCGCATTCCGTTCGACGTGCAGCAATATCTCCTGTTCAAGATCATTCATGCATTGCCGAATTTTCATCATGGCTCGCTTGATGCACGGGGCAACGGTCAGTCACATGCCGAGGCCGCGCAGCAGAAATTCGGCGTCGAGCGCATCACCTGCGTCAAGGCGACAGTCGAATGGTATGCGAAGTGGTTCCCTGAATATCGGGCAGCGCTTGAAGAACGCTCTTTCCTGTTGGCGGCAGGTGAGGATGTGCTGGCCGATCACCGCTTGTGCATCCTGAAAGCTGGTCGCCCGGCCGTCTCCGAAGATCATGTTAAAGGCACTGATGGCGAGCAGCGACATGGCGACAGCATGATTGCCAGCCTGTTGGCCTGGTCTGCCACTGAAACGCCAGCGGAGCAGTTCGGTTACACCACGCTTAGAGACGCCGTCGATATCAAGGCCGGCGCCTTCAGAATGAAAGGTTGCATGTGATGGCGAAGCTGCTGGGGCCTGATGGCCTACCGATCAATCGCGCGGCGTTGACCGAGGAAGTTGCCACACCGACCCTCACCGGCGTGCGATCACTTTGGACTAACAGTGTTGCATCCGGCCTGACACCAGCTCGGCTTGCAAGTATCCTGATGCGTGCCAACGATGGCGATATATTCGACTATCTGACGCTGGCCGAGGAAATGGAAGAACGCGAGCCGCATTACGGGTCCGTTCTCGGTACCCGCAAACGTGCGATCTCCGGTCTCGATGTGACGGTCGAAGCGGCCAGCGATGAGGGGAAGGATCAGGAGATAGCCGACGCGGTGCGGGATCTAGTCAATAAACCGATCTTCGGGGAAATGCTGGACGATCTGTTAGATGGCCTGGGCAAGGGTTTTTCCGCAGTTGAAATGATGTGGGGCGTGACGCCGAAAAAGCGGATGATGCCGGTGGCCTATGAATGGCGCGATCCACATTTCTTCCAGTTCGACCGTATCTCAAAACGTCAACTTATGTTGCGGGATGATAGCAACCCGGACGGCGTGCCGTTGCCGCCCCATAAATTCATCATCCACACGCCGCGCTTGAAATCCGGCATTCCGATCCGAGGCGGATTAGCGCGGCTTGCGTCGTGGTCGTTCATCTTCAAAAGTTACGGGGTGAAAGATTGGATGGCCTTTGTTGAGGTCTTCGGCATGCCGCTACGATTGGGGCGCTATGGTCCGAGTGCCACCAAGGAAGACAAAGACACCTTGCTGCGGGCTGTGGCCAATCTCGGCAGCGATGGTGCGGCCATCATTCCTGAGTCGATGCGGATCGAGTTTCCGACGACTGTGACCGGTGACGGCTCCAAGGTGTTTCGCGACCTTGCGGAGTGGGTGGATAAGCAAACATCGAAGGCCGTTCTGGGTCAGACTATGACGACCGATGACGGCGCCAGTCTGGCACAAGGGCAAGTCCATAACGACGTGCGCCGGGATATCCAGGTAGCTGACGCCCGCCAAACCGCGAACACCATCAATCGCTTTTTGGTTCAATCGTTCGTCGATTTCAATTTCGGAACACAGGAAAACTATCCGGCTGTCAGGTTGCCCGTGATCGAACCAGAGGATACGGCCGGGCTTGCCACCTCGTTGGAAAAGCTGGTGCCGCTCGGCCTCACGGTTGAAACATCCGTAATCCGTGACAAGTTCGGTCTGCCAGACCCGGCGGACGATGCCGAGGTCTTGCAAGCTGCGGTCAAGCCGCAGCCGACAGACCGCGCGACCAATCGGCATCGGCCGGGCTGCCCTTGCTGCGGCACCGCGCGGGCGCGCAATAGCGTGCAAGCCGGTGATGCCGATGCCATCGACCGCATGATCCATGATGAACTAAACGATGGTTGGGAGCGCCTTATGTCGCCGCTGGTTGATCCGGTCGAAAAGCTGCTGTCGGAATGCAACAGTTACGAAGAAGCAATGGAGCGTTTGCCGGAACTGGCGAGCACGGTCGATCCGGCTGCCATCATTGAAAGCTTGACGCGGATGTCATTCACCGCGCGGGCACAAGGCGATGTTACCGACGATCTGGATTAGGCTATGGCGGGAGAATACGCATTCGACCCGAAGTCGTCGCCGGAAGCATTGGCCTTCCTGAAATCGAAGCGGCTCAAGCCGGGCTTTTCCTATAAGGACGTTTGGGGCGAAGAGCACGCCTACAACTTCACCGTTGCGAAGATGTTGCAGACCGACTTGCTCAAGTCAGTGCAGCAGAGCCTTGTTGACGCGCAGGCGGCGGGACAGACTTTCCGCGATTGGGCGAAAGGCATTCAGCCCGAGCTTGCGCGTCGTGGCTGGTGGGGTAAGGGCATCCAGACCGACCCGAAAACCGTCGAGGAAAAGCTGGTCCAGCTTGGAAGTCCGCGCCGGCTACGAACCATCTATGACGCCAACATGCGATCCGCACGCGCGGCCGGCCAGTGGGAGCGCTTCCAGCGGACAAAGACGGCCTTGCCCTACCTGCTGTATGAGCTGGGACCAAGCGAGCGGCACCGGCCCGAGCATGTCGCGCGGGCCGGGAAGATCGCGCCGATTGATGATCCGATATGGCAATACTGGATGACGCCTAATGGATGGGGCTGCAAATGCCGGGTGCGACAGATCAGCCGATCTGAGTCACAGCGCAAAGGATATCCCCAACAGCCGCCGCTGACTTCCGCCGATATGATCGATTGGACCAATAGCCGGACCGGCGAAACCTACCGCATTCCAAAGGGTATCGACCCGGCTTGGGCCAACAATGCCGGCCTTGCTCGGCAGCAGGGCGAAGCCACGCGACTGCTCGGCGAAAAGCTGATTGACGCCGATCCCGCGACCGCCGCCGCCTTATGGGATGGTGCCGCCAAGAGCTTGACACCGAGCGTCACTCAGGACTGGCAGCGTTTCGTTGATCGCTATTGGAATGCGCCGCAAGCGGCCGCCCGCGATCATAAGGGCGGTGCCCGCTTTGTCGCCGGCATGCTCAAGCCGCAGGTGATAGACGCGCTCAAGCAGCGCGGGGTCGTCGTGTCATCTGCCGCTATCACGATTGATGACAAGCAACTGCTGCATCTCTCTCGCACTGACAAGCTGACGGCAGCGGTTGAACTGCCGGATAGGAGCGTAGGAAAGGGTGTCGCGATCTCGCGTGAGGACATGGAGGGCTTGCCGGCCATCCTCGCCGGGCCTGAAGCTGTGCTGCTGGATCGTGAACGTGGCAATATCGAGGTGGTCTTTCAGCCGTCACAGGATGACGGGCGCCTCGGGCGCATCATCATCGCGACGGATAAGCGCGTGCCGGTGACGCCATCGCTTGCCGATGAGAAGCGGGCTAAACCGACAGTGAACAGCATCACCACCGCCGGCCTTGCCCGGCCGGCCAATGTCTATGATGAGAGTGTCTATGATGTGCTATGGAAGCGATAGGATCGGTTGGAGGGCGTCACTTCCTCATTCCAGGGCGCTCGCCCCGTGCCTGACCGTCTTCCAGGCGCTCAACCGATCCTGGGATTGACTCTAGGAGGGGCGCCGTCGAAAATCAAGCTGGGGAGTTTGATTGAGGGGTATCATGAAGCGGACCGCGTGGAACACTAACAGGGCCGCGCTCTATGGAGCCATCTGTGGGGTGGTTTTGGCTCTTTATCATTTGTCCGTCGAGCCACTGCAGATGGGGCCATATTGGATGGCTGATATAGCGGGCCGCATCCTGGGCAATGCGGCGGGTTCGGCAATATTGTTTTGGCTGGTTGCCTTGGCTCGGAACCGGCTTGTAAGGTGACTCGATAAATTAGGGCCCCAGAGCGGCCGAAATCTCTTTTTGGCCCCGGATGTAGCGGTCAGGCGCCCGATCCGCCCCCAAAGGCTCTTAATCGCTCTTAAATTCCTCTTAAAACCCTGGTCCGGGACGTCACCGCAAGCCGTGGCGTAATGCGAACCTTGTTCGCCCCATATCGAGGGGGTCCGGCCCTACGTTCGGGGCATGACAAAAACGACCTCAATTCCCGGTTCCCTCGCGAAGCTTCCCTCGGTCGGTGCGTTTAGCCGGCCGGGGGACGCCCTCGATTTTGGCCACGCTCTTAATGAGCTGCCTGCCGGTGACGCGCCTGATTGGATACAGCTATTCCCGGCTGGCGCCCGTGTCGTCGGCCAAGACGGCCGGTCCTGGATCAATGACCGGCCTCGGGAAGTCGTTGCCGCGTTCAATCGCTCGCTGCCGGTCGATTGGGAACACGCTTCTGAGATCGCAGCCCCGCAGGGTCAGCCTGCACCCGCCGCCGGATGGATCGAGGAATTACAGGCGCGCGATGACGGCTCGATCTGGGGTCGTGTCGAGTGGACTGAGCGCGGCCGGGCACAGGTCGCAGCTCGCGAGTATCGCTTTATCTCCCCCGTTTTTACCTATGGTCGCGCCAACAATCGCGTTCAGCGCATCACGTCGGCAGCCTTGACCAACAGCCCGAATCTGAACCTGCGCGCCCTCAATCGCGCGCAACAGTCCGACATCGATCCAACCAGCCAACCAGGAGACAATGGTATGAGCAATCGCGTAACTCAGGCTCTCGGCCTGATCGATGGCGCCAACGATGACCAGGTCATCGCGGCCATCAACAAATTGAAGGGTGATTTTGCCACGGCGAAGAACCGGGCGGAAAACCCCGACATCAGCAGCTATGTCCCGAGGGCCGACTATGACGCTGTTTTGGCGCGGGCGACCAATGCAGAAATCAGGGTGAAAGACATCGAGGTCAATTCGCTGAAGGCCGAAGCCGAAGCAGTGATCGACGCTGCCTTGAAGGAAGGCAAGATCGCACCTGCCAGCCTCGACTATCACCGCGCAATGTGTCGTGACCGTACTGGCCTGGATGCCTTCAAGGCTTTCGCTGTCTCGGCGCCGAAGATCGTCGCCGATAGCGGCCTTGAAGGTAAGACCCCGCCGGGCAGTGGAGCCGTACTCACTGAAGAAGAGCGGGCAGTATGCCGCATGCTCGGTCAGAGCGAGGCCGCCTTTCTGAAGGCCAAGGGCTAAGCCTCGCTCGCTATTCATCTCTCAAAGAAAGGTAGCTTCAATGATTATCAACGCCGCAGCGATTGCCGCCATCAGCGCGGGCTTTCGAGCCGAATTCCAGGGTGCCTACGATGGGACCACGGCAATCTTTGAAAGGATCGCCACATCCGTACCATCGAGTGGTCCGTCTGAAAATTACGGCTGGCTTGGTCAATGGCCGCAGTTGCGGGAATGGGTCGGAGATCGGTTGCTGAAGGACATCAGCGCTCATAAATACTCGATCGACAATAAGAAATTCGAGGGCTCCGTCGGTGTGAAAGCTGACGATATTAAAGACGACCGCCTCGGCGTTTATAAGCCGATGTTCGAGGAGATGGGTCGTGCGGCAAAAACTCACCCCGACGAACTGGTGTTCAATCTCCTCAACGCGGGCACGTCTCAGCTTTGCTACGACGGTCAAAACTTCTTCGATACCGACCATCCGGTAATAATCAATGGTGCGGCCGAAACCGTATCCAATTTTCAGGCCGGTGCTGGCGAGCCGTGGTACCTGCTCGATTGCTCGCGCAAGCTGAAGCCGCTGATCTTTCAGAAACGCCAGGATTACAATTTCGTCGCAATGACCAAGCCGGATGACGAAGCTGTCTTCATGCGAGACGAGTTTCGCTATGGCGTCGATGCTCGATGCAATGTCGGGTTCGGCTTCTGGCAGATGGCCTATTGTAGCAAGGCGCCGTTCACACAAGCAAACTTCCGCACGGCGCGCAATGCTATGACCACACTGAAATCGGACCAAGGCCGACCGCTGGGAACCAAGCCCACGCTTCTGGTGGTTGGACCCGGCAATGGAGATGCGGCCCGCGACCTGATTAACGCCGACCGCCTTGCAAATGGCGCGTCGAACACGGATCGCGGCTTGGTCGAGGTTCTTGAAACTCCCTACGTGTTCTGAGGCGCGAGATGCGGAAAGCACTCTCCATCACAGCGCCGGCCGGGCCGTTTTGGCGGGCCGGTCTCAAGTTCGACCGAGAAGCGCGGGTTATCGCCCTGGACGATCTGACGAAAGATCAGCTCGAAAAGATCAAGGGCGAGCCGCGCCTATCGGTTGAGGCGGCCGAGTTGCCGGGCGATGACCGCAGCGGCGGCACGACCGGCAAGGCAGCAGTCGGCAAGAACAGGAAATAGCCCTGTTCACGCCTCGCCTTGAAACCTCGATCAGTGTGGCGGCATCGGCAATTCAAAAGGTTGTCGATGCCGCCCATGTACCGTCGAAGGTCCGCCGAGACGCATTGACGGAAATCCGCATCCGTCTCGATGAAGCAGAAAAGAAGTTGAAGGACTGACCCCTTGTACGCATCGGCGCAAGATATCATCGACCGCTATGGCAACGATGGCTGGCTAGTCACCGATCAGGATGACGAAACCGGTATCGATGCGAAAGCCGAGCGCGCGTTGAACGATGCAGCGGCGCGGATCGATGCGAAGCTGGCGGCGCGCTATCGGCTGCCGCTGACGGCTACCGAGTTGGTGACGGCCGGTGAAGCTTTGCGAGGGTTGGCTATCGATATCGCTCGCTATTTCCTCGCCAGCAACGGAACCTTGCTGACTGACGATATCCGTAAGCGCTACGAAGACGCCGTCGAGCTGCTGGATGATATCGCTGCCGGCAAAGCCGCGCTGCCGATGCCGCCTGTCGAAGCGCCGGGGAGTTACACTTCAGGCGATGCTGTCCAAATGATTTCCGAACCGCGTTTGTTCACCCGCCGTCAGATGTGGGGCCTGTGATGAGCATCGCGCTTCAGATCCAACCCCAAGGTATCGAGCAGCTTGAAGGCGCGTTGTCGCGTCTCGCTACTCCGGATCTGCATTCGTATCTGGATGTCATGGGCGCGCTGGTCGAAAGCCAGACACGTGCCAGACTTTCAGAGGAGAAGAAAAGCCCCGGCGGTGAACAATGGGCGGAATGGTCTGCGCGCTATGCCAGGACTCGCCACAGCGGCCAGAAGCTGCTCGAAAGCCGGGGTGACCTTATCGGCGATATTCATTACATCGTCGAAGGCGACGCGGTGTGGATCGGCTCGGCGCTGGTCTATGCCGCAAAGCATCAATTGGGAAGCAAAGACGGCACGACGCCCGCCCGTGAGTATCTTGGTCTATCGGCGGCTAATGAGGCGGAACTGATCGAGGAAAGCATTTCCTTCCTGGCATCGCAGATCGAGGCAGCGCAGCAATGATCTATGACTTGCTCTCTCTCCGCGATGGCGTCGCCGCGAAACTGAGGGCGGAACTGACGCAGCTTAAAGAATGCGTACCGCATCCCGGCCGGTTCGATCTCACCGAGCTTGCCAACCACAGCATGCTGTCGCCGAGCCTGCGCATCGGCATGCTCGGCATGCAGCGGCCGGATGCTGTTCACACGTCGGAAACGGATTACCCCTTTCGTCTCGCCGCTTATGTCACAACCGCCGACCAGCCGAAGAAGCCGCGCGATGTTACCGCCCTGGAAATCGTCAACTATCTTTTGACGACACTGCCCGGTCGGCAGTGGGGCGGCGAGAATGTACTGCCGATCCAGGCGCTGACGGTGACGGCCGACAACCTCTACTCATCGAAAGTGGGCAACAAGGGCGTGTCGCTTTGGGCCGTGACCTGGTTGCAGCCAATCCGCCTCGGTGGTGACGACCTGGTGCTTGAGGCCGCCAATGGCTGACCTCGCTTTTCTGCTGGCCGAACTGGACCGCCGCCTTGCCAATATGATCAAGGTCGGAACGGTCGTTAAGGTCGATCACGGCAAGGCGCTGGCGTCGGTCGAGATCCGGACGGCCGGTGGGACGATCACCACGCGGCCCATACCGATCCCGGCGGGGCGCGCTGGAGACGTCAAGCGTTGGTCGCCGGTCTCTGTCGGCGAACAGGTCATGGTTGCCAGCCTTGGCGGCGAGACGGGCGCGGCCTTCATCCTCGGCCCCTATTATCAGGCAAGCCAACCGGCGCCGGGCAACAACGGCACAACCGAAATCGTGACTTTCCCTGACGGCACCATGATCAAGCACGATTGGGGCGCTGGCCAGATGAGCATAAAGACCCCGGCTGATCTGACCATCGAGGCGGCAAATGTCACCGTGAAGACCGGCAAAATCCGCTTTGAGTATGACGCCTTTGAAATGGTGGAAAGCTGATCATGGCGCACGGCATCGCCGTTAAGGGCCTGGACGCTGCCGGCGGCGCGCAGATTGCAGCGGCCCGTCGCACCACCTGGAACGGCCAACCGATTGTCTGCCTCGGCGATCCGGTAACACCGCATGGCGACGGTACGCACGGCAGCCCGGTGATGGCGGAAGGCCATCACGCGATCCGGTGGAACGGCATTCCTGTTTGCTTTGAAGGACACCACGCGAATTGCGGCCATGCCACTAGCGGCCGGCCGAAGACCACGAGCGACACACTTTGAAAGGGAGAACTGCATTGGCGACGAAAACTTACAACGTTGTTTCCGGTCTCAGTCATGCCGGCAAATTCTATAAGCCCGGCAAGACAATCGATCTGTCGGACAGACAGGCACAATACCTACTCCTTGGTGGGCAGATCACTGAGGGTAAGGCGAAGTCGACGCCGGCTGTCAAGGTCGCGAAGACGGAACCCGATCAGGCCGCTGTGAGCGCGGCGAAGAAGACAAAGTAATCATGCGCGGCATGGCGGCTGCCGGCGGCAAGGTGCTGAGCGACGAGGCTCACATCTCGCAATCGGTCATGGACATCCTGATGACCCCGCTTAACTCGCGGGTGATGCGCCGTGACTATGGTAGCCGCCTGCCGCTTTTGATGGGCCGACCCATCACCCAGGAAAACGCGGTTGAGGTCTATGCCGCCGTCGCCGAAGCGCTCGGCCGGTGGGAGCCGCGCATCCAGGTGCAGCGCATTCAGCTTGTGTCGGGCAATCAGGCCGGAGGCGCGGTGTTCGAGATCGCCGCGATCAATCTCGAAACCGGTAAGCCCTGGAACCTGACCTTTAGCCAGGAGCAAATCGCCAGATGAGCGCCTTTACCGCAGTCGATCTCGCCAACCTACCGGCGCCGAACCTGATTGAGCCGCTGGATTTCGAGAAGATCTTCGAGGACATGAAAGCCGATTTCATCGCGCGGAACCCGGCTGAGTATACGGCTCTGGTGGAAAGCGATCCCGGCATAAAGCTTATTGAGACCGCCGCCTATCGCGAATTGCAGGTCCGACAGAGCTTCAACGAGCGGGCAAAGGCCGTGCTGCTCGCTCGGTCGCTCGGTCCCGACCTTGACAATCTTGCAGCCTTCTACGAGGTCGAGCGCCGGCTTGTCGATCCGGGCGACCCGGCCGCTTATCCGCCGATTGATCCGACCTGGGAGTTGGACGACGATCTCCGCCGCCGCACCCAGATGGCGCCGGAGGCGCTGACGGTTGCCGGGTCAGAAGGCGCCTATGTGTTTCATGCGCTGTCGGCCGGTCAGCAGCCCATCGACATGCAGGTTGATAGCCCGTCACCAAACGTCATCACCGTTACCTATCGCTATGCGCCATCCCCGGTCGCTTCGCAGGTGCGACATGCAAGTGTTGACTCGCCTGTGCCCGGCGATGTCGTCGTGGCCGTGCTGTCGCGCGTAGGCGATGGCTCACCGTCGCCCGATCTGGTGCAGCAAGTACGCGACAGTCTCGGCGCAGAAGACGTTCGCCCGCTGACGGACAATGTTTACGTCAATCCGGCCGAGATCATTCCCTATCAGGTCGAAGCGGAAATCACGCTCTATAGCGGGATCGATAGCGAGCTGATCCGTCAGGCCGCAGTAGACGCGGTACAGGAGCTTGTGACCGAGCGCCATCGCCTGGGCGATACAATTGCACTATCGGCTGTCGACGGCGCTCTGTGCCGCCCCGGTGTCCAGAAGGCCCGGATCATTCAACCGGCGGCCGATATCATCTGTACCAAGGCTCAAGCCGCCTATTGCACGGCGATCACCGTGACCGTCGCCGGGGTGGCCAATGTCTGATGTCATCACGATCCTGCCGGCCAATGCGACGCAGCTAGAGCGCGACCTTGAGGCCGCGACGGCGCGTATCGGCGATGTTCCTTACCCGGTGGATACGCTCTGGCACCCGGACAAGTGCCCGGTTGCGTTTCTCCCGTGGCTCGCCTGGGCGTTGTCGGTGGATCTCTGGAAATCGGATTGGCCCGAAGCCCGCAAGCGTGCGGTGATCAAAAGCAGTATTGCATGGCACCGCCGCAAAGGCACCGTGGGCGCAGTGCGCCGGGCCATCGCCATGCTCGACATGGATATGATCGAGATCGTCGAATGGTTTCAGGTCGAGGCGCAACGCGACACCTACGCTGTGCTGCATGATCGGCCGTACACCTTCGCGGTTAATGCCGGCCTGTCGTCGCGCGGCGTCTCGATGGAGATGTGGGACGAGCTTTATAGCGCGATCTGGGAAGCCAAGAACGTTCGCTCCCATCTCATGCAACTGCGCCTCTACCTGATGCAGCATTTCATCGCGCCGAGGATCGGCGCAGCCGCGTATTTCGGCGAAGACACCACGATCTATCCGTATCAGCTTCAGCCCATGGAGCAATCCGAAGAGACCTATTATGGCCTTGCGCACTATGGCGCAGAAGTCGGCTACCTCTATCCGAAAGCGAGCTAAACCAAATGGCTGATGATTTTTACACGCTGATCACATCGACGGGTAAGGCGAAGCTGGCGGCGGCGATAGCAGCGGGCGTCAGTATCAAAATCACTCAGATGGCGGTGGGCGATGGAACTGCGGCACCGAGCGAAATCCAGACCGCTCTTGTCTCAGAGAAATATCGACAGGCGATCAACGGTATCCGCATTGTGCCGGACAATCCGGCCTGGGTTGAGATCGAGGGCGTCATACCACAGACAGTTGGTGGTTGGTATGTGCGAGAAGTTGGCATCTTCGATGATGCAGGCGCACTGATCGCCGTCGCCCGCTACCCGGAGAGCTTCAAGCCGCAGCTCGATAGCGGCACCGGTAAGGATCTCTATATCCGATTGATCCTGGAGGTCGGCAATACGTCATCCGTCAACCTCCTGATTGACCCGGCCATCGTTCTTGCCACCCGCAAGTATGTCGATGACACCATGGCTGATCACGAGAACAGCCACGATCACCCGTACGCGACGACGGAGATGCCGGGCTTCGTTGAATTGTCAACCATGCCCGAGGCCAAGGAAGGGTTGGATGATCGAACGGCCGTAACTCCGAAAGGGCTATGGACCGCAATCAACTCAGTGGTGCAGACCGGGCAATGCTACCTCCAGCTCGCAGGCGCCAATCTCGTCTTGATCCCGAAGAATGGCGATCTGATGTTCGTCGGTGGTGTGCCAGTTCATGTCCCCGGCACTGGCGTACAACTGCCGCCCACCGGTAACGCAGCTAACACAACATATTATATCTACGCGCAAGCCGACGATGGAACGCTGCGGCTTGAGAAGTCGACGACCGCGCATACGATTGATCCATCGACCGGCATCGAAATCAAAATCGGCGCGCCATCGCGAAGTCTTGTTGGCATGGCGCGCTCCGATGCTGCCGGCAATTGGGCCGATGCACAGGGTAACATTGGTGTCCTCTCCTGGTATCAGCAGCAACCGAGAAACAGCGCGGCCGCACAGATATCGTCCGGGGTGACACTCGCAGCAAACGGTCAACATCAACTTGCAGGAACGGGTAGCCGTAACTTCTTTCTGTGCTGGGCCGGCGCGGCAGTAGATCTTCAGGTTACGTGTGATGCCAGCCTAAATACCATCAATGGTCTTATCGTATGGATGCATCTCGATGGAGTTGGCGGAAAAAACGCCATTATGACCAACCAAACACCTAACAGGTTGCAGCAGATCGTCAGCGACAAAGCCACGGGCCTCTCGGAAATGCAGCACCTATTGGAGGTCTACGTAGCGAGCGCGGCCGGTACTGTCATGACTATCTACCACAGTTATTCGGACGTCACGGTTCAAGGCTGAAGAAGAGGCTACGATGTATTATCTCGATGCAAAGGGCGGTCCGATCACTTCGTTGTATCCGCAGCCCTTCACGACCAAGAGTAACACGCCGGTAACTGAGGAAGACTTCTCACGGCCAGCCGATGCGCGGATGGCACTCGGTATCTGGCCGTTGCAGAGCGATCCGATGCCGGACCTCTCCTTGTTCGATGTGACAGGGGAAACCTACGAGATGCAGCCGATCACGGGTGACGA